AATTTCATTTGCTGGTGAATTTATTGATGACGGTTCAGCTTGACTACTACCAACGTAATAACCACTACCACCGGCCTCTGTGTTTCCACCTAAGAGATTATTAATAGCGTCTGTTACACCAAGTATTAATCCTTTATCATAGTTTGGTCTATAGATGTTATATTCAATACTTTTAAACAATACTGATTTTTGACCATAGCCTGTGTTTTCCAAAAATAAAACCGAAGGATTTTTAGCGTTTGGTAATAACGAACCTAAAGCACCACCAGTAAGATTATTTACAACATTAAGAGCTCCTTGTGTTTGAGCATTTTGACCTTGTAATGGTTTTGTAAAGTAATCACCAGGTATTAATGATACCGGAAAATACGTACCACTTAATCTATTTGCAAAAGAAACAGCCGCTAATAACGGATTGTCTGGAACTGTAATTTTCCAATTTTTATTAATTAGTGGTTGTTGACCACTTGCAACAAGTGAAGCTTCAAATGGGTCTTGTAATGAATCTAAATTAACAATACTATTAATTGTATTATTAACCTCATCAGCAATTCTTTTTTCAAAGGCTTCTTTTAATTTTTTTGCACCAATCTGTGCTAGTAATGAATCTTGTGATAATGGTCCTGGTGTTCCAGTCGGATTTGAAGATGACAGAATTTCAAAAGGACTATAGATAGAATATAAAAAATTAATAGGTACTGATTGAAATACACTACCATTAGATGTTGCATATGGTGAAAAGTATTGTAGGTTATTAAAATTATCTGTAATAATTACTAAATCTTTATAACCACTTTCTGGACCATAAACATTTTTTATGTATGCCGAATCAATATAAAATTCATTAACTAAATCTATTTCTGCATTGTCTTGTCCGTATTCACCTTGATTTGGTGTTACTGGTAATGGTTCACCATCAGTTGATATAATATTATTATAACCACCTTCTGGTCCATATTCATTTAATGAATAAAGTTGGTTTGCTTGTACAGTAGTCCCAATTAAATCATTTGGTGAATCAATAACTGAATTCATTGGTGATACTTCGTAATTCACATTTCCAGATGGTGGACTATAAGCCCCTGGGACATTATAGGGTGTTAAATTCCTACCCATTAGGGTATTCCTAAATGTGGCGGTTGAATTAAACGATAATGAACTTTCAGACATTAATTTTAATTTTATTTATAAATAGATTATAAATAATTTTTTTGAAATGTAATTAAGTGTTTATTTACCCGCAGGTATAAGATTGTTTTCGTTTTGAAATTTGGTAATGTTCTGTATTAATGTTGACATATTGGTTTTATCACTGTAATACTTATTTAATTCCTCAGCTAAAAATGTACTTAAAGCTTGATTTCTTATGTTAGGATCCATTGTAACATTAACATCAACTTTATTTGTTAAATCAATCTTAGACTCTAATGGTTTGTTCTGAATGTTTGATGGTGTTGCTATATTATTATTTACAACATTATTAGAACTAACTGCATTATTAGAAGTGTTTATTGCTGTGTTACTTACACCGCTTGTTGCTTTTATACTTTCTTTTCTGAACAACGTTTCTAATTCTGGTGAATTAGTTTCAAAATCCTTTCCCATTTCTTCAAAAAATTGATCACTTGTAATTGTATTATAGGCCTTAGCTAATGTTTCGATTGTTGATGATGTTAAATCTTTTAAGTCTTGGACACTTTTTACACTTTTTATTTTGTTATATAGACTTTCAACTTCAGTTGTTACTCCAGCAACTCTATCGCCTATCACACCTAAACCAACTCTTATATTTTCGGATTCTCTAAATTCATCTTTTACAACTCCTCCTGGTGATTCTGGAGCTTCAAAACCAGCTTTTCTAACACCAGTTGTTATTGCTTCATATCCAGTTTGCATTAGTGAAGTTGTTGCGGCACCAAAACCCATAGCTGTTAATGTTGCCGACATTTTTGCGTCAATTGCTTGTAAAGAAGAAAGTTGGTCAATTGCAAGTTCTTCCATAGATTTCCCTTGTAATTCTTGGGATTCTTTCAAAGATTGGATTTCGTTAACTTGTAAATCTGTAACTTCTTTCATTACATATTCACCAGTCCATTTATCTTTTTTTCCAGTTTTTTCGTCTACCACAAATTGTTTAACCTTAACTTCAGCAACACCTTGTTTATTAATTTGTGCCATAGTTGCAATCATTTCCCTATCTTCTTTTGATGTTCCAGGTGAAAATTTGATTTGTTTCATTTTATAATCTAAGTTTGCCGCATTGATTGACATTTTTGCTAATTCACCACTTGTCATACCTAAAGCTTCAGCGACCTCTCTTAATCTTCTTTTTTCGCCTGGCATAATTTGAAACTCACCTAAATTTTTATTAAAACTAACAAAATCTTTTGACATTTTTACAATTTGGTTTTGTAATTCGGCCGGGTCATTTGCTGATAAATCCATTAATTTTAGTGGATCGGTTAATGCACTTGTTTGAACACCTAACCTTTGTAGACCAGCTGCCATTTCTATTGCATTTTCTGGGTTAAAAACTTTTTCGGTTATTTCAAAAATTTTACCCATATCTATACCAAGTTTGGATGACTGGGCGGACATTTTAGCTAAACCAGTAACTCCTCCTTGGAAATTATATAAATTTAATTTATCAATGTTTTTAACAACTTTGTCTGAAACGTCCCTTACGATAGCTCCAGATTCTTTTGCTACTTTTGTAACATCCATCATCTTATCTGCAACACCACTTAAATTAACACCAACACCTCTAAATGATGATGCTAAATCTTTTGCACTAACACCAGTTACTTTAGCTGTTGCTGCTAGTTCAGCCATACGTTCATCACTAATTGATATGTTTGTCCCAAAAACAGCAGACAAATCGATGTATTGTTTTTGTACTTCACCAATTGATAAACCAAGTTCAGCAAATTTTGGGGCGCCGTCAGCAATTAATTTTCTAAATTCATCGGCTTTTTTGGTACCAGTTCCTAAAGCTTCATTAATTTTAGCAGTTTCTTGATCTAAAAATTTTAATCTATTTAGATTACCTTCTAAGGATAATAAATCAGTAACACTTGCTTTTATGTCAGCTACTACAGTTTTTACCGTTTTTTCAACACCTAAAACACCATTTTTAGCTGCTTCAGTTAAAAGGTTTGAGTATTTAGTTGCATTTTGTAGTGTTGATGCGGTTTCCAAGTCTTTATTTGCTTGTTCTAAATCAGCACCACTTGTTTTAGCTTTATTATCGTCAAACATCATTGGAATCTATTTTATTGATAAATACTTTATTGTTGATTTTGTTCTGAAATTTTATCAATAACATATCTTCTGAAATATGTTGGCATAATCAGATAATCACTATAAGAAAGTTTTAACATTCTAGCTAAATAGATATATTCGTCAATAAGTCTTAACTTATATTGAGAAGAAAGGCCGAAAAAATTCCACCCCAAAAGCAATAGATACTACTGCTCTTTCTCCAGACGGGGCTATAACTTCTTTTGATAGATCAAGTCTAGGTTCGTTTTCAAACATAAAGTTTCTAATATACTTAGAATCAGAAATAGGCATTGATTCAACAAATTTTGCAATATCACCTTTGTTTGTCTTTCCATCCAATTCAATAATAAGTTTGTTAAGTCTTAAAGTAACTGTTGGTTGGATTCTTCCTTGTGGGTATGAATCTAAGGTTCTTTCCATTTCTAAGTAGTCCTTCATAGTTAAGGGTTTTAATTTAACTGTTGATTTACTCCTAGGTAATGTAACAGTAAATGTACCGTCACTATCTGGTTCTACTGAATTTTTTTTAATGTTTAATTCATCAAGAACAATTGTTGCATCAAATAATTTTCCTGATTGTGGATCTGGAACTGAAACAACGTATTCTGGTCCAAAAGATGTATTTCTTAAAAATAAAAGAATTGCTTCCAAATCACCATCTAATAAGTCTTCTGGTCTCAAATCTGGTTCATATAATTTATTTCGTAATAAAGGTAATATCAATGTTTCTTTAATTGATTTATTACCTTCCATATTGACTAATATGTTTTCATCTGCCGCTGTTAAATAACCAACCTTAACACTTTTCTTTTTATTTGGATAGAAAATCCCCCCAGATGGAAGTGGTACCACGTCGTGTGGTAAATTAAAATTCATTTGGCCGTAATCATTAACATTAGTTTCCATATTCTTTTTTTATTATAAAAATATCTTACTTATGTTTTTTGTAAATAAAAAACCCACATAACCTAAAATTATGTGGGTAGTAAATAATATTTGAAGTAAATCAGTACACGAGTATACAACGGTCCATACGAAGTGTTGCTGAAATATCAGCTATTGCATCTTGTGAATATGATAAAGAACCAAAATTTAAATCTGTCATAAATGTACCTTCTAAAATCCATTTTTCTACAACAACTCCAGTTGGATCTAACATTTCCAAATCTACATTCTTTTTGTAACCAGCGGCATAACCCATACGACCAGTAACAGATTCAGCACATAGACGCATCCATTCCATTAGAGCTTGTGATGCTGAAGGTCCAATTGGATCTCTAAATTTAACTGTAATTGGGTCCCAGTTAAATCTACCAGCAACATAAGTTGAAGTGTTTAGAAATTGGATTTCTGTTGAACCTACTTTAATTGACGGTCTTGATGCACTTTCAACAAACCATTCGTTAATCCCCAAACTTGAAGGAAACCTAACGATAAACCTATTCTGTCTTTTCGGTTCGTACGGAACTGGCATTTTCATTAATAAATCAGCCATAATTTTTTATTTTTTTTTAATGTTTATTTTTCTTTATTGATAAATATATGCTTATGAAAAATTTTTCTATTTACTTTGATTTAATTTTAAATATTATCCTATTAATAACACTTTCTAACATTAATTCATCTTCATTTTTATTTTCTTGATTGTTTTCAGTTTCTATTTTAATTTGTTTATATCCTCCTTCTGAAGTATCATAAACTCTAAATTTTATATCTGGATACATTTTAGATAACTCATCTTGAATAAACTCCACCATTGCTTTAACATTTCTTGGGTCGTCATCTGAAAAACCTAATGAAGCACTAACATATTTCCCGCTTCTAATTAATTCATCGTATTTGTTAACAAAATCTAAAAGTGCTACTTTTTTTGCGTGTTCAGGATTTGCCGCACCCCCACTTGTGTCCAAACCAAATTTTTCTCCAAATTCTTCTGACGATACTGGATAATAATCACCTTTTTCATCAAGATATAAATCAATTAATTGGTCTTGATTAAGTCTATT